GGTTGATTGACAGGTTGCCGTTCTTGATGCTGTTGTACTTCATTTCCTTCAGTTTGTACAGTGGATGGTTGATAATTTTTTAGCTGGTTAAGCTTAAACGATGCATTGTTTAAACTTTCTTGGGCTTCAACCAAAGCATCTGAGTCACCTGAATCATATGCATCCTTGTACGCTTGCTTTGCAGCCTTGACCTCAAGAGCGGCGGAGTGCTGTGCGGTAGCCATAAACTGCTGTTCGCCAGAACTGTACTGAGCCTTAAGGCGTTTATTCTCTTCAGCCACCTTGCGAGCAAAGTCTACTGCCTCTTGTTGTTCTCGATACGCAGCTTCCTTGGCTCGGCGCTCATCATGCCAAACCTTTTTCATCTGCTTGAGTCGGATTTTAACCTTATCGGAATACTCTTCCAACTCGTCTTGTTCCAGCTCGTCTACTACCTCTTTGGGCATGGGTTCGCGCCCACGATCCTGTTCTGGGGTGTCGTCTTCGATTTCAATTTCAAACTTATCTTCGACCTCACCCCCTTTACTAACCTCAATTTCATCGGGGAACTTAAACTCGTCTTTTTCGTAGTCAGCCATTTTGTAGGCTCCTTATTTACGTTTGATACCGCGAGGGTCGTCTACAACGCCTTCCACAGTGTCATCATTAATCAGACGGAACTCGCGTCCATGAATAACCAGTCTCGAGCCAGCATTGGGGCGAACTAACACAAAATCGCCTTTCTGACACCAAGCTCCGGATGGAAACTTCTTCTCGTCTTTGTAGCAGTCAGGGCCTAAGTCCACGACAAACAGAACCGTTGTAAGGATCTCTTCGTTGCGTACTGTCTCTTCTGCTTTGATAATGCCGCTGTCAAACTCTTTTTCCATTTCTGGAATGGCACATAAAATATGATAGCCAGAGGGACGGGGAAGTTGTCGTGCTTTCTCTTCGGCGGTAGCTTCGGAGTTGTAAAAGCCTACTACTTGTGGATTATCGGGGTTTGAACCGATAAGGATTTCACTCATCTGAGGACTCCATACGTTGTTTGAGGTCAAGGGTATAGCCCCGTGCGATGTTAAGACCTCTAATCTCACCGCACAGTTTTTTGTACTCCTCGAAAGTCTCGGGTCTGCCCGTACTTATAAAGTCTTGGAGTTGTTCAATCTTCTCGTCAAGCTGCTTAACTAATACCTCGAAAGCGTCCATTACTCACCTTTTGTCGGTTTTTGGTTAGCCTGCATTTCCATCTGACGTTGTTTTAAAGCAACATCTGTACCAATCTTAATGCCCTCATACTGCTGTTTATCATCCTGATTGCGCTTGTCTTGTTCTGCTTTTAGACCAATACGAACACCTTCAACCTGTGTTTGGTTTTCAATACGTTCACGATCAATCTGCAACTGTTGCTGTTTAAGCTGCGCATCCATTGCATCTTTCTGTTTCTTGCGCTCCAACTCGCCCTGCTTAATTTGCAACTCAGCTTGCTGCATCTGTACCAGCGGGTCTTGAGCTTGCTGTTGGGCTTGTTGCTGTTGGACTTCTTGTTGGTTCATCTGCAACAACTGTTGTGCAGCTTGGGCAAGGAGAGGAGAGAGTCGGGCTTCAACTTCTGGACTCATGTTGGTGTCTTCGCCAGCCTCATCCTTCTGTGGAGGTAAGTTCATACCCAACTGAGCTTCGATCTGCTTGCGGTACTCCATACCTAAATGCTCGTTGAGGTGGTTCTGTAATGCAGACTGAATCTGTGGAGCCATTGGATTGTTCTGCAACAAAGCCATAATCTTTGGATCTTGCATTGCAGACATGTGAACCGTTATATGAGCCTTGTGATCTTGATAAGCAAAGGCTTTAACGGGCTTCATCATCAAAACGTTTTGGTTTTCAGTGACTGGATCTGTAGGCTTTTGATCCTCATCCATTGGAATGAGTTTCTGTACATCCTTGATACCAAGAACATCCAACATCTGTCGGTGTAGCAGGGGCATGTTGTACATCTGTGGTGCGCCCTGCGCCAATTGCAATACGGCTTGATACTGGACAATCTTCTGTGCCATTGTGCTGGCATTTGGATCACTGACAGGCACCACGTCTACATTGTCGTAATCAGACTTCTTGGCGCGTCTATTGCCTTCAACCGGATCGTAGTTGTAGTCTTCAGGCGTGTAGTCGGCAATGATCTTTTTAAGCAGACCAAGCTCACGCTTCATGGAGAAATGAACACGCGCCTGAACAGCTGACATCACCTTCAACGTTCTTTCTAGGATAGCCAGCGTTGTACCAACAGGGGAGTTGGCAGACATATCGCTAATCTGAAGATCCGCTGTATTGGCAAAGCGACGACCATCTTCAACGATTTGGTTCATCAAGCCTAGCAAGACTTGGCTTGGCTCTTTGTATGGCAGAGGCAAAAGGTTGTCGCGCATCGTCCCACTAGGAACATCAGCGTCGCGCCATTCTCCGGGAGAGATAGGGGTGTCGTCGCCCTTGATCCTCATGCCTCGGGTCTTGAATCCGCCGGGCAGGTTACTTAAAGTACCTGCATCAACAAGCTGACGGATAAGAGAAGTACCAGACTTAGCAAAAGCACCAACAAGATGAATGAGGCCAAAGTAATAAAACCCAAAACCCGGGACGTACCCGTAATGAACCAAATGCTGACGCTTTTGATATGTGTCATCATCTGGCTCCCAGTTACGACGAATCGATAGAATGGTGTTACTGCCCTGTTCAATAGTGACGATATACGGCAACGCAATGCCTGTAGCCTCTCCATCTTCTTCATGTTCATACCCCGGCAAATCAAGATTAACCTGCATCTCAAGAAGCTTATAACGCGCATCGGAAATGGCACGAAAGCCCATCTGCTCGGCAATCTTCTTTTCAACTTCGTCCAATGTGTTATTAGGTTCTCCAAGATCAACGTCTTTATAAAAGCCACCGACTTGCAGTTTACGAAGTTCATTCTCAGTCTTGCGCATCACGTGAGTAACACGTTCAGCAGTCTCGATATTGGAGGCGCCATAAGGCACGACAATATCTTCTGCGGGAACAAACAGAGAAATCTGACGACCCAATGCGGGATCGTAGTACACCTTCTTAAAGGCGTTACCAGCTAAACCTAATCCCCACAACATTCTTTCATGCTCAGGGCGGTACTCATCCATAACATCCATGAGCTGGTAGTTCATGTCATCTGCGACACGAACAGCGGCGTCTTTCTTTTCCGGCGTTTCACGACCAACAATCTGAGTTTTTACAGGGCCAGCCGCAGGAAAGGTGGACATCATTGTTTCTGCTTGAAACTTAACCAACGCTTCTGCAAGCAGCGGATGGTATACCCCGCAGGCTCCGGGCCAAGGCTCTGTGCGTTCTTCAATCTTCAAGCCAAGTAGTTCTAAGCCATCAACATAGGTCTGCATCCAGTCGCGCCTAGACGCTACATCATCATCGTAATCAGAGGTTAATTCACTTGCAAGACTTTGAAGCTCAGTCTCGCTCATCTCTTCGGCAAGGTTGGCGTTGAAGTCGTCTTCAGCTTCTTCTTTCGTAAACTCTAAGATCGGTTCACCATCCAAGCCAATGGTGACTGACTCTGGGTCTTCAATCTCAATCTCAAGCTCAGGCCCTTCATTCATCTCTTCTAAGGCCTCAAGACCTTGTGGGGCTGCGTATAAACTCTTGTCAATAGCCATAATATATCCTTAGTAGTACGCAGCTTTTCTGCGGTATTTATACATGTGGTCGTCTTCTGGCTCGTCGCTTGGTAAGCGAATAAACCCACCCTGTCTAAATCTTGCCAACGCTAAAGTCGTAGAGTCAACCAAGTCGTCGTTAGCCCCAGATGGAAAGTCGTTACATTCTTCTATAACTTCTTTAGCCCATCTACGATCAGGCGCCCAAACTATACCAGCAGAGAACAAATCTGAGACCGCATTAACACGACTAATTTTATCTTGTCCTTTGCCCGGTGTGAACTCGCCTACTGGCACACCCATACGCCTTAACTCTTGGTAGAGCGCAGCTCCATTAGACTTCTTTTCAACAATAAACGCATCAGGTTCCCACTCTTTGTACTCTTCTAGTACAAGTTTCTTTAGTTCAGGGAACTCCATACGCTTTTTAATTGCATTAAGTAGGATGATGTTGTAGTTATTAGTCTCTTCATTGAAGAA